TAAAACACTATTTTTAATCTTCTCTTTGGTCTGTTTATTTACTTTAATTCCTGGAAGAGGTTCATCCATCTTATCAATAAAATCTTGATAATTCTTAATAATCTCTTTCCTATTATTCTCTTTCTGTAAAAGTTCTTGAGTACTTCTTTCTTCAGCTAACTTAATTTGCTTGTTATTATAAGCATTGACTCCTTCTAAAGCATCTTTAGCTTCTTCAACATCTCTACCTGTATCTACAATATTTTGAACCAAAGATTTAATCTTTTTCTCATTATAATTAGTAGAATTAATTAGATCTTGAGTTAGAATAGCAATCCTTAAATCTTGCTTATCATCATCTTCTAAATCTTCTGCTTTAATCTGACCAAATTTAATTTGATTGGTAATAAGTTCTTTAGCTACATTTGAATCTACTCCAGCATCTAAAAGACTACTATAAATAGAAAGAACTTCTTTTTTATCCAGTTCAACTTCTTCTCTTGCAGTTGCTCTGGCTAACTCAGCTTCTTTCTTAAATACATTGACAATGGCAGTAGCAGAACCATTCTCTTCTTCATCTTTTTTAAATTCTTCTTCATCAAAAGTACTAAGGGCATCCTCCTCAAGCAGAGACTTAAAAACTAGAGAACTAAACGGAACGGAAGACTTTGAATTTTGTTGAAGAGGATGCACCTTAGTATTTTTCTTACTAACCTCTTTATTATCTTCACTGTTTACTTCATCTACAGTCTCATTATCATCATCACTATTATTTAATACATCAAATACATTTAAAGAAGATACTACATCTTTAGTGATATCTTTATCTGTTTGTTCCCCAGAGGGTGTCTCACTCCCCCCATTGATTTGCTCATCGAGATTACTGAATAAATCTGCTTCAGTACCTCCTTGTAATTTACTAAAATCTAAAATCCCAGCTTCCATTCTTCCGTTTTAAATTAATACAACAAATATAAAGTGTTAAATCTTCCTACACAAAGTATTATTAATTAAAAGTATATAAGGTATAGCATAAAGAATATATTTAAGTAAAAAACTCACTTAATTAGTGGGTTTCTTCTTAGCACTTATTCTTGCTTTAGCTATATCAGTTTGTGACTTTAATTTTTGTAACTTCATGTCATTCTGCATCTTCTTTTCTTCAACTGTTAATTTTCTATTAGCAATATCATTCTGTGATTGTAATGTTTTCTCTTTAATCATTATATCATAATTATGTTTACTATGCTCAAGAGCTAGCTTATTTTGCTCTAATACATCAGGTATGCCATTATCATTTTGATCTTTATCTGTATCAAAACCCATAGCACTTATAGTAGCTTTCTCAATTTGCATAGCTCTATCAAGTTCTTTATTTGAATCTTCCCTATCAAGTTTATCATACTCAAGTTGTAATCTTTGAGCTTCAATTTGTTGTTGATGTTGTAACTGTTGAGTTTGAAGTTCTTGATTTTGTTGTAACTCCTGTTGTTTTTGTTGAGATTGTTGTTCTTCCCAAGCAGCAATTTTTCTCTTTAATACAGAAGGACTTTCAGTAGTATATAAATCATTAATAATAGATAAAGGTGTACCACTTTGTAATAGCCTATCTATATTCTGCCTTAATGCTTGAAACATTTGCATATCATTACTTGCAGTAGTTAAAGCTATATTACTTTCTGTCTCAGCAAAATTATCCCAATCAAAATCTAATACACCTAAACTACCATCATCAAGTACATATTGTTTAGTAAAAGATTTACCTTTCCAAGCTATTTTACATACATCTACAAATGCCATTAAAGCTCTTATTTTAGTAAAGTCATGCACATCATACCATCTTTCAGTAGATAGACTTGACTGAGTTACTGCTCTTTCTACACCACCCATAGTTTCTCTATTATCAACAGAACCTCTTCTTTGAGGGCTAATCCCCATAAGTTGATCCATTTGATTTTCTATAAACTGAAGCATTAATGTAGTTTGTTGTATTTCATTAGTAAATGATAAATCTATATGTGTAGGTACACCAGACATACCACCTGCTAATTTACCTGTTGAAGTACCTTTATTACCTTCATTAAAAGCATCAAAAGGAATCCATCCAAGTACAGTAGCATAATACATTACTTTATCCATAGGCCAATCATTAGGTAATAAATGTAATGGTAATACACCTATTTTACCTACTGATTTAATAAAAAACATTTCTAATCTATACATGAATACATTATATAAATACTGCCAATCTTTAGCAATACCTACCATAGATTTACTTCTACCTCCACCTACATTAATTGCAGTACCTACAATCCCAGGTTTACATATAGAAGGATTATCTCTATGTCTTGTTTGAAAAGGTAAAACTTGTCCTCGTACATATATATCATAACCTATCTTAGTACCTTCATACCATTCTGATACCCATTCCCATTTAACATCTTCACCACCATCAACATTAGGTTTATATTGTTCAGGTACAAATTTCTTTAGTTCATTACCATCTTTATCATAGTATGTAAGTACTCCTAATTTCTTCATACCTTTCCAAAGAACTCTTGTTACTCTAACATTACCCTCATAATCATAATACCCACCAAAAGCAGCAACTTGATTTCTATTTATAGAAAGAATATCACTCACATCTCCATCTATAAATCCATTATTAAGCATTGCTGTCTCACCAAAATTCATAGGTTGATTAGTAAGAGCATTCATCATATTACCTCTACCTGTAGAGAATCTACCTTCTATATCAGTAATTTGTTTAGATGATAAGTCCTCGTGATATCTATCTATAACTTCACCAATAGGTAAATACATATCCTCTACAATAACATCAGCATCTTCTATATAAGGTGAGTCACCACTTCTTATAGTATATATATTTCTAGGGTCTGCTCTACGTAATACAGGTTCTCCTCCATATATATCAGCTATATATACTTCTTCTCCACCTATAAGTAAATCTTCAAATCCTCTACTAAAAGTCTGTTTAAAGTATTTAGTTTTAAATCCCCAATCTAATATAGATTGAACCATTCTTTCTCTTTGATTTCTATAAGTTAATTTCCACTTATTAAAATCTTGTAATTCTTTTTCAGTCTGTTTTTCATCAATATTATCAGAGGTTAATCTTGATATTACAAACTTATTAAATTCATCATTAATAAAAGTCTGCTTCTCATTAATAATATCATCATTAACTACAGTAACTAATGGGTTAAATAATCTCTTTCTTTCTTCACCTAATAATACTTCAATATTCTTATTAAGTAATGGGTAATTTTTATAATTAACAGGGAAATCAGCATCTTGTATTCTATATGGATTAGTAACTCTTTCTACTTCAGTCCTATCCATTATATCATTATACAAATTATAATTTATAATTTTCTCTTTACGTGTGGTTCTAATAGATGTGCCAGTACTTTGATTCCACCAAAGTATAGTTATACCAGCATCAGTACAATCTTTAAAAAAATCTTCATTCTTATCTTTATCTAATCTCTTTTGATATGGAAACCAAGATGGTGATTTACGTACTTTAGATTCTAAATCTACTTTAGCCATTGTATATAATATATAATATGTTGTAAAAGTATAATAATCTTTTGGCAATTACAAATATTTATCTATTGGAATAAAGAATAACCTTTTGTCAATAAGCTTGTAGTATCACCATTCTTTTTAAACATTCTTTCAAAGAATATATCTCTTGATTTACTATTAATAGAATCTTCTTTAATACCTATATCTATCCTTAATAAATCCTCTCTATAAAGCATTAGCATACCCATAGCAGATACCCTATCAAAGTTACCATCAGGATTCCACATCATAGCTTCTTTAAGATATGCAATACTTCTAATAATTTGTAAATTTAATCTTACTTCTAATTTATTACCTTCATCATCTTCACCACCTGTACCTACGGCAGGTTCTATCATCCAATCAGCTTGTAACCTTCTACCTAAAGCATTAACTTCTTTACCTGAGTTAGTACCATATTTCTTATTACCATAATTACCTCTTGTATGAGCTATACCTTTCTGTTCTAATATTTCTAAGTTAGTACATAATAGATGTAATGCTCCATGATTAGAGAAGTAAGTATATAACCCTTTCTTATCATTCTCATAGTTAGCAGTAGCACCATAATATAATAATAATCTTCTACACACTTCATAAAATTCAGTAGCTGTTCTAGGTCTACCTGTATATTCAGCTACTATTCTATTTGTATACCTATCAAATATTATTATAGATGGTAATGATGATGTAGTACTTGCATCATCATCAACAGTATCTATACCTGCTATATATCTTAATCTTAATGTTTTACCTTCTTTATTTAATAAAGGCTTCTCAAATATTTCTATTGCCCCTTCTTTATTACTATCATCTTTAATTGGAAAATCTCTTATAGGTTGTATTGTGGGATCTTCTTTAAATTCAACTTTACCATCAGACGTAAGGTTTAATCTTCCTACAAAATGAGGTCTTACAAATCTCTCCATGTTAGGTATAATCTCAGCAAGATATTCTCTAATATCATAAGAAGGGAATATACTACCTGTTCTTACCATTATGGCTTCTTGTGGAGTTATAGGCATTTCAGCCTTTCTCTGAGTAAGTGTGCTAGGATCAGATGAATACTTCTTAACATGTATTCTATCAGATAGTATTTCAATTAAAGATTTTACTACATCACTATTACCATTTTTATCATAACAACCTTTTCTATTAAGATATCCTGCAAAAAAGAAACTACATATAGAATCTTCATTAACATTCTTATCAAATACATTTTGTAATGGTTGTATATTATAACCTTTAGGGTTATAAAACATCTCTTTAAGTGCTGTAAAATCAGCACCTTCCACACCCCCAGTTCCAAAGGATAACATAGTTCCGAAGGTATAACTACCTTCTTCTACTGATTCTCTGGCAATATTCCATGCTTGTAGTAGTCCTGTAAATTTACCTGATTCTTCCCATATAATTAATAATCCTCGTTTACCACGTGCTTTCTGTGGATCATTCTTTAATGATGTGCCTAATACTTCATTGCCACTACCTACTTCTGTTCCTGTATCACTATCCTTATAACCCATCTTCCATGCCATATCATTAGGAGCATCTTTTAGATCTCTAATGCTAGGCCAAGGAGTATTGTCTGATACCCAATCTATATTCTGAACAAACTTATTTAGTAATCCATCTTTAGTTAAGTACTCCTTCTCATTAGCAAGTACATGTGTTATACATGGTGATTTAAATCTTGAAGTAAAAGATTTTTCACCTAATACAAAGTTTCTACCTGCCATACTACTTGCTTTAAAAGAGTTACCTGAACCTCTCTTCTTTAATACAGCACAATGAGAACCTTCTACTCTAGCTTTCTCTACATAATGAAAGAATAAATAATCCCCATCATATACATCAGGAAAATCTCTTGTTCTAACAGCTTTCTTACCTTTAAGAATTTCATTCTTTATAATAGGTGAGTAATTAAGATACCAATAGTAATAACCTGATATCCATTCACCATCTTCTTTCCTTATTAATCCATCTCTACATCTTCTCGCTTCTTCTACCCAATATATTTCATATTCAGAACCTGGTATTTTATTAATTGGTATATCAGTATAAGTAGAAAACTGTTGATAATGTAATGCAGGTTTTCTAAAGAAATCCATATTCTCTAATATATGAGGATTGGTAAAATCTACTATAATCTTACCATCTTCATCTTTAGGCATATCCTTAGATTTTCTTCTATAAGGTGATATTAAATTACTTATAAATTTAACTTGATCTAAGTGTTCAATTAAATCTATACTTAAATCTCTACCTAAAGTAAGTATATCTTCAGGTAAAGGTGTTTGTGTGTAGTTAAATATTAAAGCCATATTACTATTTTATATACCATCCTCATATAAAGACTTATTTTTATTTCCTCTGACATTATTCTTAACAGATAAATCTCTCTTAACTTTCTGCTCTAATTTCTCTAAGTTATCAATAGTAGTTCCTATCTCTTTAATAACACTATTAATCTGATTGATATTAAAAATAGGTTTACCTTTCTCATCTCTCTCATTAATATCAAAGTTAGTAAAGAACTCTTCTATCTTATCCACAGCTATCTTACAGGCTTTATATAGTCTGATAGCCATGGTCTCTTGTCTTTCCTTATAGAATTTTCTACCAGTAATAATTATTTTATCTTCTACCCACCCTTTAGGAAATCTTATATTAGTGATTATCTGTAATTTCTTATAATCATTATCCATAATATCACTGAAGTCACTTCTTGGATCTTCCATGTGATATATATAAAGAAGTTCTTTCTTACCTAACTCTTTATCTTTACTTTTATCTCTATCTATAATATCTTTAAAAGGCCCTAATACTAATGTATCAGGACTTACTTCTAAATTATAATTTCTATCAAGTTGAAATGCTTTCATCCTTAATCTTTTTTAATTTTATACGCTTATATATTCTCTTACCTATATTACTATAAAAGAACTTACCAAATCCTAATAAAGGTACAGTAGGAAATTTCTCTAAAATACTATTACTATTATCAGTTATCTTATCATAAGCAAATATATAGTTACTCTTAATAATATCTAATACTTGTGCTTGAGTTATATTATACTTCTTAGATAATAGTTCAATGCACTCTTTACTTTTTTTCCCCTTCATCCTTATGTTTATAGTTTTTTACTTTATACACACATTCTGCTACCCATCCTAATAAATATTCAAAAGGTTCATGTTCAGCAACATTAGCTCCTATATGTTCAAAACATCTTTTAGAAGCATGTGAAGATTCATGTGTTATGTGCTTAATATTCATATTGTTCTTACTTGAGAATAGCATTAAAGCCCCATAATAATTATTATTTACACCTTTCTTTCTAATATCTAATGTTATGGCTTCATAAGTACCTAAGTTACTAGTAAAAGTAATAGGACTGCCATCTCTCTCAGTAAAATTATCACTTATTAAACTTAAATTATCTGTAACCATAACCCAAAACTTATAAGGGTATAATACTGGATCAAATTGATGTATCTGTACTTTATTACTCATTATCAATTTTATTATATATTACTATACTATCACTTCAGTTATATTAAAACTCAATGGATTTACTTTAGGAGGGATAAATCTTTCATTCAATTCATTCTCTCCATAACCTTCTTTACCTATAACTACACCTAACTTAGTAAGTTCTGCAATAATATTGTATATAACATTATCTGATATATCTAATTTCTTAGCTATATCTTTCCTAGATTTAGTACAGAATACTAATTGACTCCTTTCATCCTTATCTAAGGATTTATATTGGTGATGCTTCTTAATAAGTTCAGCATACACATCTTTCTGCCTACTTCTTAAACTCTTATAAGGTTCTATAAAATCTAGTATATCCAGTATATCCCTAAAATAGTTCTTAGTGGTAATAGGAATGGTTAATGGATTAATTTTGTCTTGTTGTTCCATGTGAATATCTTTTAGTCTCTATGCAAAGATATAACAGTCTTTATTAAATTCCAAATAAAAACCCCAATATTTGCATATTGAGGTTTTACCTTCCGTTCATCTAATTATCTACCCTACTTCTCTAGTTCTTTTAATTCTTTAGTATATGTATCTATAGTCTCATTAAAAGCTTTTATAGTATTTTTATAACTTAAAATTTCTGCTGTATGATAATCTATATATTCTTCTGAAGTTTTAATAGAATATTTACAACTTTCAATCCTATCTTTAAGGGTTTTAATCTTATAATCCTTCTTCTCTACTAAATCATACTTCTCAGGATCATAGTAAGGTTTAGCTGTTACTCCTCCCCAAGTTGATGTTGTAATACTAATATTATCATTTCTAATAATAGAAGGATTATAGGGGTCATAAATACAATGGTAAAAATTCATATCTCTTGTTATTTAAGTTAAACATATTTATTCTATTTCATAAACTATACCAAACAAAAAACTCTGATAAATACTGACATATTGTCTATAATTATCAGAGTTATGATGACATTAATGCCATCTACTTCTTACAACCACCCTTTTTAATCTTACCTCCTTTAACCATCTTAGGTACTAAGGGTTCTTTTTTACCAGCATCAAGTGTTTTATTACCTTTCATAATAGTTTAAATTTAAATTTAAAATTAATTACCTACCTCTAATCTCTAATTCAATATCATCATCATTAGTCATACCTATTAAATATGCTCGTAACTCACTCTTCTCAGAATCTACTTCAATAATAATATCTTCTAAATTATCTACTCTCTTCATAGTATTCTTATCTACAAACTCTACTCTAAAAGGTTTAACTGATGCTTTCATAATACAAATATATAAATATTATTAATATACATCAAGTTGTTTTACAATATAATATTTAATGACTTTAAAATAAATTCAAGATGCCCTGTGATTAGAGTCTCTTTATTTGATAATCTTATTACCTTATATCCTAATGAATTAAGTCTTTGCGTTCTATCATCATCTTTAACCTGTTGTTCCTGAGTATTATGGTAACCGCCATCTATCTCTATTACAGTTTTAATAGTAGGAAGTAAAAAGTCTACAATATAAAAATTCCTTTTACTATTGTAGTATATTATTTCTTGAAATAAGAATTTAACCTTTATGTCCTTTAGTTTTATTTAATTAGCTTCTCTGAAGAAGTACTATTTTTGATTAATTCCAATTTACATACTTCTGCTTTATTAGTAGGAGTAAAATCTTCTTTTATAGGTTTGGATAGCTTAGACTTTAGATAATTCAATACAGGAGCTTTATTACCCTCTTCTAAAGATCTTATAAGTGTTTGTATCTGCTCATCCTTATCTATTTTACCAGATACTTTCCTCTTACCTCTATTTAAAATCTTTAAATTCTTACTTTTAATACTCTTCATACTCAAATTCATTAAATGTTCTAGCTAATTCATCTGCCATAAATTGTTTTTGTGGCACAGCGGTTCTACCTATAATAAGATTTTTCTTCTTATCTATAACTTTGAAAGTTTTAACAAACCCTTTCTCTTTCATAGAAGTAATACATCTAATAGCAGATGTATAATCCATACCTGTCTCTAAGGCTAATCTATTATTACTCATAAAAAACTCTTGCCCATTAGCTGTATAAGACATTACCACAGCTAATATAATCTTCTCAGAGGAAGTAAGTGTTTTAAGTCTTGTAATATTCTTAAATAATCTATAGAAATCCCCATAATCAGGTATATAACCATTCTCTTTAGCAAAATCATAGCCTTCTTTTTTACTCATATAATATATTTCTACAAATATATGGATAATATATAAGAAATGCAAGGAATACTATACATATTGCAATATTTAAGGCTAAAGGGTACTGGCATTTTGCAACTGGGGTACTGGCAAAACGCCACTAGGGGTAGTGGCAAAACGCCACACAATAAGAAGAGTTATAAGAAGAGTATATTACCTAGTTGTGGAAAGTGGTATACAAACTGCAATTTGTACTAAATAAAAATCCTCATGAGCCTATCACAGGTATATAAGAAAATACAGTAAACTGCTATATCCAACTATGTTAAACTCAGAGATAAAAATAGAAATAATTATTTATAATACAATAAAGTCTCCTTGAATATTTAGTACTATAATATTTCTTGAAGAAAAATAACTATCTCTAGCTTTATTAAGAAAGGGTATAATTTTTTTTAAATTATTTTTTTTAAAATTGACGTGTACTTTGAGGTATTCTCTCCACCTACCCCTACTCATTTTTGGGTTGGGATGTTCCGGCCCTTAATACAATTCCCATGGCAAAAATAATTCGTAGTGAGGTTGCTAAAATAATTAGCATTGAAGTATTAGAGGAGAGAAGTAGTTTCTCAGTGTGCGAAGTTCTACTAAGTGATGAGACCACACTGAGGTGTGGGATTATAAACGTATTACTAGAGTCTGATCCTGACACAGAGGATCTGAAATTATCCAAAAATGGAAAGTGGGTAGTCTCGAAAGTAATGGAAGTAGACTGGTAACAGTCTACTTTTTTATACATATATATCTGATTTCTTTATATATATGTATAAATACTTTGATGAAGTCTTAGTGAAGTCTTAGGAGTCTTAGTGGAGTCTTAGTTCCACTAATTGAA